ATATTATTAGTGGGTGGGACGGTCAGGTAACAGGAGAGAAACCTGACCGCCTTGAGTAGAGGACAGAGCGTATCTTTTCAACGGTTGACCTCTACCTATTAGAACGGTATGTCAGCCCCCGATTTTTCCTTTACAGGAGGGGGAGTCAGAATGTTTGGAGATGCATCAGCAGAAAATGCTGAGACCTCACGCACTTCATTAAAACCGTTCTTATTGGGGCCGTAGTCTATCTTAACGTACTTACCTTCTAACTCGGTAAGGCTACTGAGAGTCTTAAGGCCAAGAGCATGTGCATAACGTGCAACTTTACGCTTGCCAATGCCGTCCTTGACCTTGCCAGCATCATCGTGCTGGTTGTTCATATAGATAGCCTCAAATATCCATTGCCCATCCAGAGCTTCGTTACCTGAGATTTCTATAGGCATCAACAGTTTATTGTGTCCCTTAGAATCCTGACGGACATCAGGTAGGGTTGCCTTAATTTCACACACATACTGCCCAACAGGAATTTCAATACGTTCACGTTTGGTTTCTGTGTCTAGTGTTTTTTGTACATCCTCAATTGAGAATGCTAATTCTGAGTTTTCCATAAATTATCCTTGTGTCTGAGTTTTCGGAGTTTGAGTTGAGGAGCCACCCCAAAAGTTACTGATTAACTTCTGGTACTCATCCCAATCTGCTGGGATTTCGGCTGGTAAATCGAATCGGTTCTTGGCATCAACGCCCATAGAACCACTTGTGTACAGGAAGCGTTTGCCTGACTGAATTGCCCTGCTATCTTTCCTGTTAAATCCAGAGTCGATCTTCTTGACTATGGTTTCAAACGCAACAAAAAGAATTACATCTGCCCACTCCATGACATCTGCGGAAAGAGACTTATGGAGCTTAAGGATGTAGGAGTCATACGGCTCCATTGTTGGTTTGTTAATTGTCCTGACCTGTGTATGGCAGACTAGGATGGGTTGAATATCCTGAGTGTCACGTAAGTAGTTGAGACCACTCAGTAATTTCTGCATTTCGCCACGAGCATAAGCATAGCCTTTTCCATAACCAAGTGACTCAATATGGGGCTGTTTATGGTCAACACATACTCTAGCCTGAGCTAAAAACTCTAATTTGTCAACAGAGTCGATGATGATCCGCTTTATACCAGATTTTTCAGTAGCTAATTCACGGAGTGTTGCCATAACTTGATCCCACTTCTCAGCGTTCTCCTTAACATCGCCTGTGGGAACACAGTCATGTATAAGGTTAATGCCTGTCTTATGGAATACGTTTTCGCCACCATCATCTGCGTTGATAACAAATGCTGGCTCCTTTTTTGTGTGGGAGGAACACGCAAAGGTTGTCTTACCTGCACCTGTCTCCCCCTCGACTACTAATTTCTCTGGCTTTCTCACGACTGCCCTTTTATATTTTTCAAGCATTATTACCTTTGCTTAATAGTTGATTGATTGATACCTCTTCCTCCTTCCACATACGCCACTTGAGTTTCTTCCAAAGTTTTAGCAACTTAGCTAAGGTCTCCTTAATCTTTGGCTCAAACACACGCTCCGTACATCTAGGGCAGAAAAGGTGGTTAGTTTTGCTTTTACAGTTGGACATCCACCACACAGTGTCTTCGTCCAGTTTACCACAAAAGCAAGGAAGATTACCGTTGTCTCCCTTCTTATAGCCTAGCTCATTGAACCTAGCCATAACCTGTTTATCCCTCTTGATCCTCTCCCTCTCTTCTTCTGAGACGAAACGCTTTTTGCTCCTCAAATTCAACGATTTCTTGGAGTTGCCCGATTGTCGATAGGGCGTTGTAGATGAGATATTTTGCTCCGTCATTATTTTCTTCCTTTAGTTGATCAAGGGCAAGGTCAAGATGTTTTTCTGCTATCCTGAGCCTATTGTTTATTCTTGAGTCTATCATTGAATCCTTTTAACTAGCTCATCCACGCTAACAAAGTTCTCATAGTGGCACTTATCATAAACATTACACCACATAGGAGAGCAGAGAGCGTGTGACCTATTTAAAGGCCAGTAGTCATTATCAATTCTAGTGTTTAATTCAGTAAGCAATTTGTATGCCATAAACAAATCTTCTGATGTTAATTCTGTTTTTAAGAAAACAGGAGGATGGTCTGGTATGATGAGATGATTCTCAAATGCTGGTATCTCTGTTAGACCCCTGACGTACATTATTACTAATGCATAAAGTGCGCCCTGCATGATCCATTCACGCTTGGCTTTCTTTGCAGGCTTAGACTGGCGTTTTATGTCTATTATAAGGGGCAAATTTTGCCTCTCGGCAACAATATCCATATAGCCTGTGGTTCTTCTACTATGCCCCTCAAAGATAATGTTAAAATAGTACTGTGTTTCCAAGGGTTTATAGTTTATCCAGCCCATATAGTCTTCAACTGCCTTAACATGCGTGTCTAAAGACTCTACAAGTTTAACGTATTCAGAATAGTCCATTGCTTCTTCCATGTCAGACAGTTTCTGTTCCATATCCTTCCGTATGTTAGAACCTTGAACGCCTGTCATGATATTCTTTAGACCTGCCTCATAGCCTGAATCTACGATAGTACCTGCGCCAGAATAGAAGTTATATTTAAACGGATCACCACCTACTTTCTTATACCATAATTGCTTCGCACAAAATGATGTGGAAGATGAGTGACTTAGCTTGATGTCAGGATGTAGCATTAGTTTATATGGTTTATCGGTTCAGTAAATTCATTATTGATGGTTCCTTCAATAGCTTCCCTTTCTTCAGGAAGTATCTCATAAGATATAACTTCAAAGAGAATTTGGTTACTGGTCAGCCACATAATAACAGACTCTCGCCCGATCCAACGGACAGAAAATTCTCTATACACACGGCTTTTACTCCGTGTTGATGCTTGTATTGTTCCGAATGATGATGAGTTTATCCAGTGAGTATCTGGATGGAAGTTGGCTTGTGAGTCTGCTTGCCATAGCATATCTCCGACTGTCTCAAGGTCTAGTTTGCCTGACTCGTAGATTCGTATTATCATATGTCTCCAAGATTGTATATTATATCACAATGTGGTAGTCAGGGCAACTACAGAAGATCAACCAGCCTTTCGGTATTGCATTTTCCACTACAATTACCCTGAACATAATGAGAGTTTAAAAACTAGCAATGCATTGATCACCTAAAACTTTCCCCCTCAGAAGTTTTTATCATTTCATGTTTATCTTCTCTGTTATTGATTCCTTCCCGCAGTGAGGGCAGTAAGCCTTACCTTCAGGATAAAAACTCATGCCAGATATATGGGTTAATGCTACTGACCACCAGTTCTTGCACTCACTACAGCTAAAGTGGAATATCGTTTCTATTGTGTACTTGTGGTTCAACGGTGTTCTCCAAATATTGGATTGCTCTGTTTAAAAGGTCAGAATTATCTTCAAAAAATCCTAAAGCTAAGTTACATGCCCTACATAGTAAGCCCCTCACATTACCTGTATCATGACAATGGTCAACTGCTAATGACCTGAGATTGTTACTAGCTGAGTCTCTTGTACGTTCCTCCCTTTTGCAGATTGCACATACCCCATCTTGTTTATCTAACATCTGGAAATACTCATCCTTAGAAATTCCATAGTTACTGAAGCGTTTATGGGCTAATATCTTATCCCTATTCTTTGTATAATGCTTCTTCCTATCCTTTAGGGAACAAACCTTACACTCCCCTGCTCTATAGAGTTGGTAGTTATCGGCCTTCCTGCGACCGTGATAAAATTCGTCAGGGTTCTTAAGTTCACCGCATTTAGTGCAGATACATTTCTTTGAAATGATCCTACGGATTTCTTTTATTATTCCCATGATTGCCCCTTGCCTGCTCATGTAGGTTACGTAAATTCTGAAGGTGTCTCTTATGGGAAGGGTTTCTCCAAACCTGTTCCTTGCCCATAGCTTTATCCTTGATAAATTGCTTCTGGAGTTCAGAATTACTGAGCTTCTCCAATTGTCCTACCCTTAGTGCCATATTTCTCCTTTACGCTATTAGCGAAAATTCGCTAGAATAAAATGGTTCCATTGATGGAAAAAACTAATGTACGAATATATAATATAGATAGAAATTAAATATTTAAGTGATATACTGTTCATTTTGTCCCCCTTATATCGGAGGACAGAACATGCTTAGACACATCCTATCCCCCTATTTGTTACGCCTACACGGATGGTAAATCCTTTACTCCCTACAATGTCACCACATCATAGCCAAGCAGAGTGAGTAGGTTGCCAGTAGCGCATCAGAACTCTACCCTATT